AGGTAAATGAGTATAGAAGAATTTAATAAAAAACTAAAAGAAAAACTTGAAGACAAGTTTGGTAAAGAATATGTTAATAACAAAATTGTTATCATGGGATTAGATGATGATGAGGAGGAAGAATGAACGAGAAACAAATAACAATTAAAATTCCAGCAAGACATTTGGAATGGATTAAAAAGAACTATCGTAAATCTAAACAAGGCGTAAACAGTTTGTTTGAATATGGTGGTATAGATATACGAGAGGTTCATGCAATCGCAGACTTACTTTATCATCTTGATGAAGCATTTAATATTGAGGAGAACCTATGAACATATTTTATTTTGATGAATGTCCGGTTGAATCAGCACGAGCACAACCTGATAAGATGCTAGTCAAGATGCCCCTAGAAACAGCACAGATGTTGTGTACTGCACACCGAGAACTTGATGGTGATGAGTGGGCAGACAAGCAAGGACTTTACAAAGCTGCATACAAGAATCATCCATGCACTATCTGGGCAAGAGAATCTAGTTCTAACTATCAATGGTTGTATCGGCACTTTGTAGCCTTGTCCATTGAGTACAGTTACAGATATGGTAGGTCGCATTTAAGTTTTGATAAACTATCAACACCCCTTATGCAACTACCACTTAATATAAACATTGGTGATATGACACCATTAGCACAGGCTATGCCGGAGGAATACAAACACCATGACCCAATCGTTGCATATCGTAGATATGTGATTAATGAAAAACACTATGCCAAGTGGGAACAGAACAGAGCTAAACCCACATGGTGGACTACACAGGAGGTAGCGTAAAATGAAATTTAAAATAATATTTAGTGCAGTAATAGTAGCAATGCTTGTTGCTATTGTTAGCTCAGTTAACATAACAACTGATAACATAAATGAAAACAAAGCAGGACTTACGAGGTTGAATAAATCTTTCCTGTCTCTCAGCGAAGAGTTTCAAAGCGTAGGTAGACAAGCAGAGTTAATAGAATCTACCAGAGAGAGCTATAGAAATTCTTTAGTTGAGTTATCAAATAGATTAGATTCTATGGATGAAACAAACTCAGAAATTTATCGTATTTTAAATGAGTTAGATGAGAAGTTAAATAAACCACCAACAGCTACTGTTGTTATAGAAAAGTTTATTGAACCTGAGCTAACAGAAGACATTGGAGTTAATGGGGGACTTGGTGTACTAACCGGAACTCAAATAGTTGGACAGCCTGAAACAAAAGAACTTGAAGTTGTTCCTTGTCCTAAACCAAAGGCAACAAAGAGTTTTGATTCTTATCTTTCTCGAATTACAATCAATAGAAACATATCTTTCACTGTGATTTATGATATTATCTCTGGCCAAAGTACAAACACAAGGTACGATGGTGCAGTTCCAAGTAAACTAAAACGAGCAGTTGATAAATATATTTCTGAATTAGAATTTCCAGGAGAGATAACTGTACAAGGTTGTACTTTACCTTTTACAATAAATATTTAAAGAGAATGATATGTATATTTATATGAACACAGAAAGTGAAACAAGAGTTTTAACTCGTGATGAATACAGAATCTTTACAGATTTTACTAACGATAACTATGAAAATATGTATTCAGAGAAGGTTGGTTATGAAGTAAATTATAATCCAAGAAATGATAATTTTACAGTCACATTACCATTCAACAATGTAATAAGTTTTGTTGATTTATTCAACGAAAGGGGTTGACTTTTTAGTCAGCAAGTGTATAATAACTAATGCAATAATGCCAAACCATAGGAGAAAATAAATGGCAATACAACAAGGAATAGCCTATTGGGCTAGTGTAAAAACACCTAATACCAAGTTCGAGCCCTGTTATACAGTGGACTTAGTAGTAAGTGATGAGGTGGCAAATGACTTTGAAAGTCGTGGCTTCAGAGTTAAAGACCTGATAGTCAATGATGAAGTTGTTGGTCGGTCTATTAACTTTAAAAGAAAAGTCAATGGTCCAAATGGAATGGTTCGTAAAGCACCATTACTAATGGATGCTGATAAAGTTCCAATGGATGAAAACGTTGGGAATGGCTCTAAAGTTAGAGTTCAATACAATGAGTGGGAAGCTACTAATAAGTTTGGAACTTTTAAGGGCCTGGACTTTCAAGCCATGCAAGTAGAAGAATTAATTTCTTATAAAGCCGGAGACGGAGATGAGTTTGATTCTATCGAAGGTGGTGAGGAGTTCTAAATGATTATTACTATTAACAATGATGATGGGACAACATCTTTTGATGTCAACAACATCAGTGATGATACTGTAAAACAAGAAGCTACTGTTATCGTACAGAAAGTTGGTAACTTACAAGTTATCATAGAAGCTTTAGACTTTGCAAGTCGTACACATCGTGCTAACTTAGAAGAACTTCTCAAAGATAGAGAAGAAGCAATCGTTGAAACAGAACGTGCCAGAAATGACAAGGGACAATTTGTTGGAGACGACCCAGAAACTATAGAGGATGAATCTAAAGTAGCAAAAGAATCTTAATTATAACAACGCTAGGACACAGATTAAGTTCTGTGCCTAGCTTTTTTTTGGGTCAAACATGGAAAACAATTTAAAATTTGTAAAGTATCATCAGCCTTGTCCCTCGTGTGGTAGTAGTGATGCTCTATCACTCAACGAGGATGGGTCTGGTAAGTGTTTTAGTTGTCATAAGTTCTTTCCTAGTATTGATAAACAGTCTACATTTAAATCAAACCAGGTAAAAACAAGGATGAAAGAAACAATAAAAGAACTGAATGCACATGGTGGTGTGTTCGCAAAATTAACAGATAGAAACATAGCAAAGGAGACTGCTGAAAAGTATGGTGTCAAAGTTGTCTATGATTCTAATGGTACGTTAGCTCAACATATATATCCTTTATATATTAACAATGAGCTTACGTCTAACAAAATTCGATACGTTAGGGATAAGAAATTTTCTTTTGATGTATCACCCAATGGTGTTGGACTTTTTGGTCAACAGTTATTCAAAGAGGGAGGTAAGTATCTTACCATAACGGAGGGAGAGTGTGATGCTATGGCAGCCTATGAACTACTTGGTAGTAAGTGGGCTGTCGTATCCGTTGTTAGAGGTGCAGCAGCAGCAGTAAAAGATATTAAAGAAAACCTTGAGTACGTAGAAAGCTTTGATAATGTTGTGCTTTGTTTTGATAAAGACAAACCGGGACAAGAAGCTGCTAAGAAAGTAGCAACGATATTAAAACCTGGTAAAGCCAAGATAGTAACTTTACCTAATGGTTATAAAGATGCTAATGATATGTTGAACAAGGGACTCTTCAAAGAGTTTACTAGTTCTTGGTGGGATGCAAAGGTTTATACTCCTAGTGGTATCATTCGTGTATCAGAAAAACAATCTGAGTTTCTTAATCGTGAAAGAAAAGAAAGCATTCCCTATCCTTGGGAAGGTTTAAATAAAAAACTGTATGGCTTGAGACAAGGAGAGCTCGTAACTTTAACGGGTGGAACGGGTCTTGGTAAGTCTAGTATTACTAGAGAGCTTGAGCATTGGCTAGTTAAAAACACTGATGATAATGTAGGTATCATAGCATTAGAAGAAGATTGGAAACGCACAGTTGATGGTATCCTTTCTATTGAAGCTAACGCTAGGTTATACGTAGACCAGGAGAGAGATAAGTTTGATAAAGAAACTATCATGGATATGTTTGATAAGATATTTTCTAATGACAAAGTATTTATTCATGCTCACTTTGGAACGAATGAGATAGATGATATCTTTGCCAAGCTTAGATATCTTATTGTTGGATGTGATTGTAAGTGGGTAGTTGTTGACCATCTTCATATGTTAGTCAGTGCATTAGCAGAGGGAGATGAAAGAAGAGCCATTGATAATATTATGACTAGACTTAGAAGTTTAGTTGAAGAAACTGGGGCCGGATTAATATTAGTATCTCACCTGAGAAGAGTTGATGGAAATAAAGGTCACGAAAACGGAGTTGAAGTAAGCCTATCTCATCTTCGTGGGTCTAACAGTATAGGACAGTTGTCTGATTGTGTTATTGCACTTGAAAGAAACCAACAATCCGATGATGATTTAGAAGCGAGGACAACAAAACTTCGTATACTTAAGTCAAGATATACAGGTGATGTAGGAATGGCTACATCTTTAGTGTATGATAAAGACTCTGGTCGTTTAACTGAATACTCTGATGCAGAGTTAATGAGCAATGAGGAAGAAACCTTACTGCCTTTCTAGGAATATTTATGGAATTAGTTTTTGATATAGAAACAAACGGATTGCTTTTTGATTTCAAAGAAAAAGTTTGGGATGAGGAAGCTAAAAAGAACATTGAAATTATAAGACCTGCAGCCACAACTATCTTTTGTATTGTTGCTATAGACGAGAATGACAATGTATATTCATTTGAACCCCATCAAATTGATGAGGGTATTAAATTTTTAGCTGAAGCTGATAAAATAATTGGTCATAATATTATTGGTTTTGATATACCAGCTATTAAAAAACTTAAAGGGGTGGACCTGTATGAACATACAGAAGCTCTTGATACCTTGACCCTGTCAAGACTTTTCCACCCCACCAGAGAGGGAGGTCATGGTATTGAAGCATGGGGTTATCGTTTAGGTGGTGTACAAAAAGTAGAGCATACAGATTGGACTCAGTATAGTCCGGAGATGTTAAAGAGATGTCAAGTAGATACTGTTATAAATAAAAAAGTTCTTGCAGCACTAAGAAAAGAAAGTCCTGGATTTTCTAAACAATGCATTGAGCTTGAACATGCTGTTGCCAAAGTAATTGCTGACCAACATGTTAATGGTTTTTACTTTGATGAAAAGTCAGCAACTTTTTTACTTAGTTCTTTAAACAAAAGAAGAAAAGAAGTTGAAGAAGAAGTACATAGAACATTCAAACCTAAGTGGGTCGATGTTAAAGAAGTACAACCTAAACTTAAAAAGGATGGTGAGCTTTCTAAATCTGGTCTATCTAACATAGAATACGAAGAACGAGTTAAAACAAAAGACCTTACTCCTTTCATGAGAAAAGAATTAAAAGAGTTTAACTTAGGTTCACGTCAACAAATTGGGGAGTACTTAAAAGATTTTGGATGGAAACCAAAACGTTTTACTCCAACGGGTCAACCTATTGTAGATGAGGGTACATTAAAACTAATAACTCATATTCCAGAAGCTAATTTAATTGCTGAGTATTTATTACTACAGAAAAGAGCAGCTCAAGTTGAGTCTTGGATAGATGCTGTTGAACTGACGGGTAAAAAAGATAGTAGAGTACATGCTAGTGTTATAACATTAGGTACTATCACTGGTCGTATGGCACACAGAAGTCCTAATATGGCTCAAGTACCTGCTGTTTACAGTCCTTATGGTAAAGAGTGTAGGTCTTGTTGGACTGTACCAAGTGGATATAAACTTGTAGGTGTAGATGCAAGTCAATTAGAATTAAGAATGTTAGCACACTACATGGCTGACGAGGATTATATAAATGAAATTATTAATGGAGACATTCACACAACTAACCAAAAACTTGCAGGACTTGAATCAAGAGACCAGGCAAAAACTTTCATCTATGCCCTCATTTACGGGGCCGGAGATGAAAAGATTGGAAGCGTTGTTGAAGGAAACAGAGACGAAGGTAAGAGATTGCGAGAACGCTTTCTTAGTGGTAACCCTGCATTTAAATCTCTTAAAGCAAGGATTGAAAGAGCAGCAGGGAAAGGATTCCTCAAAGGGGTAGACGGTAGAAAAATATTCTTACGACACAAACATGCAGCGTTAAATACTTTACTTCAGGGTGGTGGTTCTATCCTTATGAAACAAGGATTAGTCTTACTTGAAAAACTTTTAAAACTAAACACGATTGATTATAAGTTTGTTGCTAACATTCATGATGAGTGGCAAATAGAAGTCAAAGAATCTCAAGCAGAATTTACAGGTCAACTTGCTGTTGATAGTCTTATCAAGGCGGGTGAACATTTACAACTTCGTTGTCCTATGGATGGTGAATACAAGATAGGAGGTAATTGGAGTGAAACACACTAACATCCCTAAAGATTATATAAAAAGAAAAACTTCAACCGTTCCTTTTGGTTATGCTTTTAGTGAAATAGATGGATATTTTAAACCTGTTGTAAGAGACTTAAAAATATTATACGTAGCACAAGAATGGATTAAAGAAGGTGCTTCTTTAGATGAAGCAGTTTGTTTTATAGCAGAAAACACTGACAAGAAAATATCAAAACCAGGTCTTTGGAAAAAATTAAAAGGTAACAAGCAAGTTGCTAATTTTTATAATGTAGATATTAAAAAATTAAAAAAAGTTTGTAAAATATGTAATAGAATATATTTTCATTCTCCGATAGGAACAAAAGTAAAAGGAACAGGCAAACGTAATTATTGTACTAAGATTTGTAAGCGTACTAACATAGCTAGAAAAAATAGAATTCGTTATTTATATAAAATGTTAAATAAAAAACCTATAAAAGGATTTGTATATTGCATAACTAATCCTTCTTTTAAAGGTTGGGTAAAATTAGGTAAAGCTATTGATACGGAAAGAAGACTAGTAAGTTTTAATGGAAGTACTCCTTACAGAAATTTTAAATTAGAATACAAAAAAGAATTTAAAAACTATACAAGAGCAGAATATTTTTTATTGAGTAAGTTAAATCAAGCTAGTGAAGAACAATCTAGTGAGTGGTTTAAAATAAATTTAACTAAAGCAAAAAAAATAATATCTAACCATAAAGATGTAGAAGTTACTGCTGAAAATATTCTTAACTATGAAAGCCCTCAAAGTACATTAATTTCTAATTTACAGAGAGTAACGTACTATTAACTTAAATAAAAAATTATGAAACCAAGTAAAGAAAACAGAAAGAAGTTTGATATAGACTTAGAGTATGGTACAATCAGAGAAGATAAAGTAGCAGAAATGCTTACCAATAAAAAGGTAGAAGTTAAATCTGAACGTGGTATGTGGATGAAGACGGGCAACATAGCAATTGAATATCAAAGCTATGGTAAACCTTCTGGTATCAAAGCAACTGAATCAGATTATTGGTTTCATAATCTTTGTATTGGAGACAATGAATATTGTACACTTGTTTTTAAGACTGATGTTCTTAGAACTATTGTTGATAAACTTGATACATTTAGAACTGTATCTGGTGGAGACCATAACGCAAGTCAAATGTACTTAGTTAATTTACAAAAGCTTTTTTCATCTGATGTGATTAAAGCATTTAAGGAGTTTGAAGATGGCAAAAAAGAAAACAGTTGATACAGTTGTAGAAGATATTTACTCTACTATCTCAGCCTTAACCAAAGGCCAGGATATAAAACTAACTGATAAAGACTTAAAAATATTTGGTCAAGACATGGCTGATGCATTAAAACAATGGGCAACACCAAGAGGTGCAGATAAAATTAATGTTAATACTCTTCGTATGTCTAACATCGGTAAACCTCAACGACAGTTGTGGTATGATATGAACTTAAAGAAAGAAGGAATCACTGAGTTTGAACCTAGTACTTTGATTAAGTTTTTATATGGACACCTATTAGAAGTATTGGTTTTATTTTTTGTTAAACTATCTGGGCATAAGTTAGACTCACAACAAAAAGAAGTATCAGTTAGTGGTATTAAAGGTCACATGGACTGTAAGATAGATGGTGAAGTAGTAGATGTAAAGACTGCTTCTGGGTTTGCTTTTAAGAAGTTTAAAGATGGTACTCTTGTAGAGTCAGATACCTTTGGATACTTAGCACAACTTGCGGGTTATGAAGAAGCAGAACAAACATCTAAAGGTGGGTTCTTAGTTTTAAACAAAGAATCCGGAGAGCTAACTTTATTTAAACCAGAAGAGTTAGATAAACCTAACATCAAAGATAAAATTAAAACAGTCAAGAAAATTATTAAAAGAAAAACACCACCTATCTTTTGTTATGACCCTGTTCCAGAAGGTAAGAGTGGTAATATGAAACTTGCAAGAGAATGTAATTGGTGTCCTTACAAACATGAGTGTCATAAAGAATCAAACGATGGTCAAGGCTTACGAGTTTTTGAATATGCTAAAGGGCCAGTTTACTTTACTGATGTACAGAAAGTTCCAAACGTTCAGGAGATACTATGAATGGTAGAAAAGCAAAAGCAATTAGAAAAAAATCTTTAGTCTTATTAGTTGATTGGGTTAAGACTTTAATCCCAGAAGAAGAAGCAAACAAACTTACATTACAACAAGCTTATGATTTAGTTCCAAAAGAAACTCATATTTTTGCCAATGGTAAATTTATGTTATCATCTTTTTCTTTGAAATGGATTATTCAAAAAATTAAAAAATTAATTAAAACTAAAAATTTAAATGACGTAACTGTCGAGGACTTAACAAATGAAATCTGATTTAGAAAAAGCAATTATAGCTATGGGTGAAGTATTAAAAGAAGAAGGTGAATCACTAGATGGTTTTGATAACCAAACACTACAAGACTTATCAACCTTGTTAGCTGCACATGTTGAAGACAAACTAGATAGGGTAGTTCACTAATGCCTAAGAGAGTTCCAAGAAAACCTAGACCTAAAAAGGTTAATGTTCCTAAAGGATATGATAGTAATTGGGAATACAATATACATCAAACAATTTTAAAAGATTGGGCACACCACTTTGAAGCTATCAAATATATTATTGACAAAAAATATGAAGTAGATTTTGTTAAAACATTTCAAGATAAAACTATTTTACTAGAAGCTAAAGGCCGGTTCTGGGACCATGCTGAGTATAGTAAATATGTTTGGATTAGAAAAGCTTTACCAGAACATATGGAGTTAGTCTTCTTATTTCAAAAGCCTTTTTCTCCTATGCCTGGAGCTACCATTAGGAAAGATGGAACAAAACGTACCCATGCTGAATGGGCTGAAACAAATAACTTTAGATGGTATAGTGAAGATACTTTACCTGATGATTGGAGAAATGATGAGCTATAAATTTAATGAAGGACATTCAATACAAGAACTTAAAGGATACATTGATGGTACATATAATGAGCACTATGCTTCTGATAAGTATCAAGCAACGGATATAATTATTGACTCCGGACATGGTGAAGGTTTTTGTATTGGAAATATTATGAAATATGCTAAACGCTATGGAAATAAAGATGGTAAAAACAAAAAAGATTTATTAAAAATATTACACTATGGTATAATTATGTTAGACATACACGATAAGGAAACAAAAAATGATTGAAGATAAAGTAGGTATCAAGGAATATCTTGGTATAAAAATTAATTATAGTAATGAAAGGCTTCTAGATAAATTTAGTCTTGATACTTTACGAGACAGATATTTATGGGAGAATGAAACACATGCACAAGAAGCATTCGCAAGAGCATCCGTCTTCGGGGCGACCTACAAAGGTCATACAGATTTTGAATTGGCTCAAAGACTTTATCACTACAGTTCCTCTTGTTGGTTCATGTTTAGCACTCCTATACTTAGTAACGGGGGAACAAGTCGTGGGCTTCCTATTAGCTGTTTCCTCAATTATGTACCTGATAGTCGTGATGGGTTATCTGCTCATTATGACGAGAATATATGGTTGGCGAGTTCGGGTGGAGGTATTGGTGGAT